ATAGAGAACATATACAAAGAACAAGGTATAGCTACGGCAAGACAATACTTTAATGGTTTAAACGAGGTAGACAGAAAGTTATGTATGCCATTTATAGAAAAAGTTAAAAAGGATGTTTAAACAATGGAACAACGAACAGACGAGTGGTTTCAAGCAAGGGTAGGTAAGGTCACTGCTAGTAATGTAGATAATGTCATTGTAAAAGTTAAGAATGGTGAAAGCCAATACAAAAGAAAGTATAGAACACAGTTCATTACAGAACAGCTTACAGGTAAGCCTGTAAAGATATTTATGAACGAAGCTATGCGACATGGTGTTGAATACGAAGATGAGGCTAGGCGAACTTATATGGAAAAGCTAGGGCTACTTATGGATGTAGATGTTAAAGATGAGGGCTTTGTAGACCACCCAACAGTCATGATGTCAGGAGCTAGTCCTGATGGTTTAGTAGGAGAGGATGGGCTTATAGAGATTAAATGCCCACAAGCAACAACACATACGGAAATATTGCAGAACGCAGTGATTCCGAAACGATATATTCATCAAATGCAATGGCAAATGAGTTGCACAGGTAGGAAATGGTGTGACTTTGTTTGTTATCACCCTGACTTCCCTGATGATTATAAACTCTTTATTAAAAGAGTAGAAAGAGATGATGATTTAATAGGTCGTCTAGAAAGAGACATTCGTGAGTTTGTAACAGAAGTCATGGATTCAGTTAAATTTATTAAGGAGAATAACTAATGGCAACAGTAGGAATTTCAGCAAGTATTGATGTAACAAAAATTGATAAGTCTAAACTTATTGATGGTAAGAAAGGCACTTATTTAAACATAACAACATTTGTTAATTTAGATGAGAAAGACCAATATGATAACAATGGTATGATTACTCAATCAGTTTCTCAAGAAGAAAGAGAAGCAGGGACTAGAGGAGCTATACTAGGTAATACAAAAGTGTTTTTTAGAGATGACAAGTCTGTAAGTCCGCCACAAGCTAAAGAGGGTTTTGACCAAGTGTCAGAAGATGTGCCGTTTTAACTAGGGGGATAGGGGGCTAACCGCCCCCTTTTTTTACTTGTTCATTACATACATTGTAACTTCAAAGCCAAATCTCATTTCAGTAGCTGATGGTTTTGTCCACATAATTAAGTTCCTTGTTGGTTAATCAAGTCTTGATTTTAGTTGATAAGTAAGTTTAAACAGAGTGAACAATGTATGAGTTTATACTAATGATTATAAGGAGTAGCAATGAGTGATACGATAAACCCTGACCATTATAAGAAAGGGGGAATAGAAACAATAGAGTATATGGAAGCCAAGATGAGCAAGGAAGAATTTTATGGTTACATAAAAGGCAACGCTCTCAAGTATATTAGCAGAGAGGGTTTGAAGTCGGACAAATTAACTGACAAGATAGATGACTGCAAGAAAGCAATATGGTATCTTGAACAAATGATTAAAGTTCATCAAAAAGAAATTGCTGTATTAGAAGCTAAAGTAAAGCAAGATAAATGGATTGATGACGAATTACATGACGAAAGTTAATAAACAAGAAGTCTATGTATATGGCGATAAGTTTGTATGCCATAAGTGTGGTCGTGATGCTATGTTTATGGATAGCGATAAGAAATGGTATTGTTCTTTTAATTGGTATGACTCAAAAGAAAATCATGGCATTTGTAAAACCGATAAAATTACCAAGTAATCCTACTTGCAATGTGTGCAACAAAAAAGCACGGATATATTCTGACAACAAGTGGTGGTGCTGTTTAAACACAGAGATGGGAAAGTTTAATTCTAAAGGATTTTGTAAGGAGAAGAAATGAATATCAGTTGTCCTAAATGTAAAGATGTAGAAATGATATGGGGTAATGATTGGGATAATGATGATGATATGGATAGTAAATATTTAATATGGAGTCAGTATAGTTGCCCAAAATGTGAAACGATAGTTAATGTATATTGGAGTGAAGATGGCGAAAGGTAAAGAGATTTTAAAAAAAAACAAAGACACATGGAAAGAACATAGCTTTATATATGATGGATATAAATTTACAATGAATTACAACAAAAAAGATTTTAACATTGCACACGAACTAACAGGAAAAATTATAACTAAAGGAAACTTCAAGGAGTAAGATATGATTGAGTTTGCATTTGTAATGGTAATTAATTTAATGCCAGAGCCATTAGAAGATTGGAAGTATTTAGGACATTTTCGCTCTTGCCAAGAAGCTGTTATATTTGTTGACTTACATTATCCTGACCAAGTTCCTATGGAATACAAATGTTTGCAAAAAGAATATATACACTTACCAAAAGATACACAATTTATTTATAGAGATATGAAACATGGCAGTATTAGATATTATGACACGCATCAATATTGTAAATTTAGGAGGGATTGTAATGAGTAAGGGTAGCGGTAGAAGAAAGAAGAATATAACAGACGAAGAATTGGAAGAAGCATGGAACAGAATCTTTAAAGGCAATGTAGCTAGAAAGGAGGAAGAAGATGGCAATAAGCCCGACACAAAGGACTCTGAAGAAGCTACGGGATAGTGGTGATTATCCTTTAGTCGCTATTGTAGAAAGGTGGAACGCATTTGCCAAGATACGACAAGACTTGTTTGGGATTATAGATTTACTAGCTATAGATATTAAAGGTAATACAGTAGGAATCCAAGTCACTAGCTATAGCAACATTAGTGCAAGGGTAAAAAAGATGGAGGATAGTGATGCTATTCATCATTTAAGAGAAGCAAATTGGGTGTTACTCGTTCAAGGGTGGCATAAGAAAAATAACAAATGGGTATGTAGAGAGGTAGATATATCATGACAAAATATACAAAAGAAAAGTATGATGAGTTTGCAAAAAGAGCAAAAGAGTTTATAGAAAAAAATCCTGATGCTAGTAGAAGTAGAATTGCATCTTACGCAGGTATTTATGAAGGGGCATTAGACAAGTTACAACAAGAATATGGATTTACAATGCCTAAAGCACTTACTCCAAAAGAGGCAAGAAAGAAAAGTAACTGGGGAACAATACTGGGTGGGTTAAGCAAGAAATGAGGATAGCTAGGCTCATGAACATACTAGAGGATTGGGCAAAGTGGATGAAAAAAGATAGCCATAGGTTAGGTTATCCTAACAAGACGACTTACTTTTCAACAGGAGGTGAGTCTACAGCAGAAGTGTTTGAAGATATGGTATCTAAATCAGATATGGAAAATGTTAAGATTGTGGATTCTATTATAGACGATTTACCAAAGCAACAGAAACAAGCTATTAATTATAGATTTTTAGGTGGTAAAAAGCCTATGTATTACGAGAGAGATTTAGAGTTAGCTATAGACAATCTTTTAACTATTGCTGGGAGAAAGATATATGCTTAATTTAAAATTAAACAAAGAAGTGTTTAAACAATCTTTAAAGTTTGGTCAAAAAAATAATTTGGGTCAAAGAGGTCATGCTGATGGAAGTCCTGAAGAACAGCTAATAGGAATATTAGGAGAGAATACAATATGTGATGTCCTTGAATTACCACTTATGAACTCTCAAGGATATGATGGTGGTTATGATATTGTTTTAAATGGAAAGAATGTTGATATTAAAACAATGGGAAGAACTGTATATCCAAAGTCAAATTATGTAAATAATTTAGTAGCAATGCAATTAAAAAATAGTTCTGATATTTATTTGTTTTGTAGCTATCACAAAAAAGATTATGTTTTAACTGTGTGTGGATGGACAACTAAAGATATGTTTAAACAAAAAGCAAAACTTTATAAGGAAGGGGAAACAAGAACTAGGTTTAATGGGACATCATTTAAATCAAAATCAGATTTATATGAAATAGAAAATAAAGATTTGTTACCAATAAACAATATAAAAGACTTAAAACAGGTAGGGCTACCCCTTACCCAATCTATTTAAAGCTCACCACGAGCCTCTGGCGAAGCCAAAACAAAGCGTTTAAACAATAAATAGTAAAAAAAAGCAAGAAATTAGTAATAAAATTAAAACAATAGTTATTAAAAATGATATTGTAATTAATAGGTTTTTTGTTTTACGAGTCATATTCTGTTGCGTTTAAATGTATAGAATCAACAATCATTTCAACACTAGAGCCATCATCTAAAAATATAGTCATTGTATTTTCACCATAAACAATATCAATATCATCTATTGTTTTGTCCATCATGTGCTTGGCTATAAATAATATATCCATTATTGTGAGTATATCATTGTTCCTTCTTTGTTAATAATTAACGCTTT